AGGTGTTGCTGATAAACCTACCGTATAAACAGGACGAATTTTTGTTAATGCTTTAGAAAATTCTCTTGATGACATATGATGACATTCATCAAAAATAACCAAATCAAATTGACCCATAATATCTTCGCCATAATCTCTACTACAAATAGATTGTAACATACCAATAACTACATCTTTATTTTCTATATCTATTTGATTTTGTTGTAATATTCCAATTTTTGCATCAGAAAATAGCTCAAATTTTTCTTTAGTTTGTTCTAAAAAGAATGTTTTATGAACAACAAATAATGTTTTTAATTTTAATTCACATGCTAATTTAACTGCTAAAATTGTTTTACCTCTACCAGTAGGAATAGATAATAATCCGCCACCAACCTCTTTAATTTTAGGTATTATTTCATCTATAATTTTTTGTTGATAATCTCTTAAAGTTCCTTTAAATATAAATTCTTTAGTATTATTAATTTTAATTTGATTATCATATTTTTGTTTTTTAAATTCAGTATGTGCAAAAAATCTTGGTAAAATTAAATGTGTATCATTTTCTTGAAAAACATTAAATGATACAGGACCATCAGAAAAATCAAAGGCTGCGTTTACATTAGGTGTTACTGATAATTTAGATTTAATTATATCACATAATTGTGATGATTTTGGAAGGAAAAACCCACGTCGTGATAAATACATAATTTAATTATATCTAGTTAATATATATAATTAAAAATATTTATATTCAAATTTTTATAAACATAATATATGGAATATTTAAATTCATTAGATAACAGTATTAATAATATTTTAGAGAATAATATATTTTATACTATTTTAATCATAACATTAATTATATATTGTACATTTGTATCTGGATCAGCAAATCCAGTAATAAGTAGAAAAATGGATAATCCTTATTTAAGAATATTATTAATTTTATTTATTGTATATTTTGCTATAAAAGATATTAGACTTTCATTATTATTATTAATATTATTTTTAATTGAATTAGATAAATTAAATACAGATGAAGTTAATGCAAATTTAGTGGCATTAATGGTAAAAGACTCTATGTTAGAACAACGTTTATTAAATTTAGAAAAAAAATAAATATAATAGTATGAGAAAAATAGTTTATAATGATGAATGTAATAATTTTCCAGAATTACCAACAATTTTACCTCCTGCAAATAGAATTATTGCAATAGGTGATGTACATGGTGATATGAAATTAGTTATAGATAGTTTAATAATTTCAAAAGTTATTATTCCTACTAAATCTAGAATTAATTCTGTACCTGTAAAATTAGGTAGTAAAATATATAATTATGAATGGATTGGAGGTGATACAATTGTAGTTCAAATTGGTGATCAAAATGATAGTTGTAGAGGTGACTGTGATAATTTAGAAAATGATACACCTGATGATGTAAAAATATTTAAATTTTATAATGATCTTAATAAATTAGCAATTAAATCTAAAGGTGCAGTTTATTCATTATTAGGTAATCATGAACTTATGAACGTTCAAGGTGATTTTAAATATGTATCTAAAGCAAATATAGATATGTTTAAAAAATATTATGATCCTATTGATAAAAAAAGATTAAGAGGTGATGCAGTTGAAAATAGAACAGATGCTTTTAATAATGGTAAAGAATATGCAAATTTATTAGCATGTACAAGACAAAGTGTATTAATTATAGGAGAATTTTTATTTGTGCATGCAGGAATTACTAAATTTTTATTAAATAATGATAATTTCCCAGGGAGAGAAGATTTACCTAAATTAAATGAATTAGTTAAAAATTGGTTATTACATAAATTAAAAAATGTTGATGATATTAAGATGAGTGAATTATTAGATAATATATTAAATAATGCAGAAAATAGTCCATTTTGGACTAGAATATTTGGTCAATTACCACCTAAATTAAGTTATGATAGTAACGAATGTAGAGATTATTTAGCACCAGTATTAGAAGCGTATGGTATAAAAGGTATGATTATTGGTCATACACCGCAAATAAAAGATGGTATTAATTCAACATGTGGTAATAGATTATTTAGAATAGATGTTGGTGCATCAAAAGCGTTTGAACAAAAAAGAGCACCACAAGTATTAGAAATAGAAAAATTATCAGATGACAGTTATAAATATACTGTTATATTTCAAAAAGATGAAATATATAATGCGATTGTAGAAAATGATGTAAAATCATTTGAAAGATTGGAGACTAGATTACCTAATTAAATAATAATATATTATTATTTAATTATGGGCAATTAAACGTTAATTTAGTCCATGAATAACCTGGTGTATTTGAACGTTTTAAATTACCATTTAACCCGCATTTATAATAAATATCCATTGTTTTAGATGTACCCGACTTAGGATCAGGAAGGCTACTACCATTCATATCAGTTCCGAACCAATCGCAACTAGGTGATTTATTATTACTACATTCTTGAAACTTAGTTCTAAGACCCATTTCTAATAAATGACGGTGGTGATTACTATCTCCATAATCCCAATGTCCAGAAACGAATTCATACATATGTGGATTTACATTACCAGTAACTATTAAATTATTTTTTGCACCACCATTAGCTGCACCAATATAAACATTACTACTACTTGCACCAATTTCTAAATTATTTGAAGTACCTTCTGCATAAATACCTCCACTTGTCCATATACCACCTACCCTAGTATTATATCCTTCAACTGTTCGTGCATTTAAATTACCCTTAACATTTAAATTACCATCACTATTTAGTTCCATAATACCACCATTTTGACCACTGGCATCCATTTTTCCTGTAGTATTACTTCTCCAATAATATGTACCATCACCACTACCAAAATAAGTACCAGCTTTATCAGTATAATGTAATCTATTTGCACCATCAGTTGATGTGTGCCATACATTTGTTTTTAATGATGATGTTCCATTCATAGTAGTTGTACCACTAACATTTAAATTACCAGTGCCACCCCAAGCATTACTTACATGTGTAGTACCTTTTGGTAATAAAAATAAATCTTCCCCATTACTAATATGTAATCTACCTTGTGTACCAGTTTTACCCACACCAGAAGTAATATATCCAGAACCTTCTTTCGTATTTGTTAGGATTAATTTACCATCTATAGTAGTATTGCCACCAACATTAGTATCACCACTAACCCCTAATGTTCCTGTTACATTCAAAGTATCAGCACCCATGGTAGTAGACCCAATCGCAGTTTTACCAGTGACTGTTAAAGCACCTGTAGCCTGCATATCCTTACCAATCTGTAAATTTCCAGGATTAGTTAATGTCCCATTACCATTAACTAATTTTTGAGCAACTTTAGCCAACGTAACAATAGAAGAAACGGGAACTAAAGAAGGATCAAAATTTTCTTGTTCAACTAAATAGTTTTCTAAAACATACGTAAATAGAAAATACAAAAATACTCCCAACAATAAGTAAAAATATATATTATTTATATTCATAATATATATTTATAAAAAATTTATTTTTTAACCATACCCGCATATTTTTGTAAATTATCTGCAAGTAATTTCATTGCGGTTTTTTGAACCGCATTCCAATGCGCCGCACTTTTTTTGTCGGCTTCACTCATCGGGTGATCTTTCATTGCTTCAGTCATTACCATTTGTACAATTTTTGCAGGTACTCCGATAAAATGCATGCCTTTATCTGCGGCTACTTTTTTTACATCTAAATGATTCCATACATATTTTACTAATGCACCACGGACAGTAATTTGGGGATTTGCTTCACGTCTGGATTTCTTGGATTTCTTGGATTTTTTGGATTTTTTGCTGGAGGATCTGCGAGATTTCTTGGATTTCTTGGATTTTTTGCTGGCGGATCTACGAGATTTCTTGCTGGCAGATTTGCGAGATTTTTTAGATCTGCGTTTACCTCCTTCTTGTACTACTGCACTAGTTGCATCACCACCACTCATGGATTTCTTGGATTTGCGGGATTTTCTGCGTTTGCCACCTTCTTGTACTACGCTAGTTGCAACACCACCTTTCATGGATTTCTTGGATTTGCGGGATTTTCTGCGTTTGCCACCTTCTTGGACTGATGCTACTACTACCGCCGCAGATACATCACCACCTTTCATTGATTTTCTGGATCTAGATTTCTTAGATCTACGTTTACCTCCTTCTTGAATCATTCTTATATATATTATGAGTATATATTTTTTTGTATTTTTAATAAATAAAAACTGAAAAAAATATAAATAAAAAACAATAGAGTAATATATTAAATTAATATGGGAGTTCCAAGATTTTTTTCTTGGGTCAATAATAATTATAATGTTATTATTGATTCAATTATAAAACCAAATGAATTTTATTTTGACTTAAATTGTCTCTTACACCCCAAATGTTTTGAAGTAGCAGGTGAAGTATTAAAAGAAAATCCTAATTATGATTTAGATAAAAATCAAGATAAATTAGAAGCTAAAATGTATGCTAAAATTATTGAATATATGGAAGAAATATTAGATTTTATTCAACCAAAAGATTTAATCTATATTGCAATTGATGGTGTAGCTCCGATGGCTAAAATGAAACATCAACGATTAAGAAGATTTAAATCTGTAAAAGAACAAGAAATTAGAAATGAAATTATATTAATGCATAATAATCCAATAATAAAAAAATGGAGTAATTCAGTAATTACCCCTGGAACTAATTTTATGAAAAAATTAGCAATTCTATTATTAAAATTTTCAAAAGAATATCAACCTAAATATCAATCAAAGAATGTAAACATAATTTTATCTACATCTAATACACATGGAGAAGGAGAACATAAAATTCACCAATATCTAAAAGAACAACCAAAACAAGATAATATTCCAACACGAGTAGTGTATGGATTAGATGCGGATTTATTATTTTTAACTTTGGCTACACATTTACCTAAATTATATATATTACGTGAAGCAATTCATATAGATGACAAATCAACCAAAAAATTTTTAATGGTTGATATGGATTTATTAAAAACTGGAATTTTTGAAGAAATTCAATCAAAAACAAAAAAAGAATTAAATATTAAAGATGTAATTAATGATTATATAATTATGGGATTTTTATTAGGTAATGATTTTTTACCTAATATTCCATCATTATCATTATCTCCAATTCACCCTAAATTAGAAAATGGATTAGATATATTATTAAAAATATATCCAGAATATATTGAAAATAATGATTACATTAATTCAGGGAATTTAATTACATTTATGGAAATATTGGCAAATTTAGAAGAAAATCATTTTAAAACAATTTATCAAAGGGGTCGTATTACACAAAAAACGAATGAAACAGATCCATGTAAATTAGCACTGTTCCAACTAGATAATTTAACATTAAGTGATGTAAACTTTTTAAATATAGGAAAAGATGATCCACAAATATATAAAAAAAGATATTATAATTACTTTTTTCCTAAAATGAAAATTAATGATATATGTAAAGAATATTTAGAAGGTATTTCATGGGTAAAACATTATTATTTAAAAGATTGTCCTGATTGGTTATGGTTATATAAACATCACCAAGCACCTTTTATTTCTGATATTTATCAATATTTAATTAAAAATCAATTACCTGAAATTAAAATTATAGATAATAAATACTCTATAAAACCTTTAGAACAATTAATTATGGTAATTCCTCCAGAATTTGCAAATATATTACCTGTTGAATGCAGAACTATATTTAAAAACTCTAATTTACAAAAATATTTTCCACAAGATTATGATTTTGATATTTTTATGAAAACTAAATTTTGGATGGTATATCCAGATATCCCAAATCCAAATTATGATGATTTTATAAAAGAAATTAAAAAAATTAAATTATCTGATGAATCAGAAAAATTAAATAAAAATTTTAAGCCAATAGAAATATCTGATTAAAAATAAATTAAATTTGTATTTTTTATATGATAGAAAAATTCTAATTTATTATTTAAATTTCCAAGTTGGATATCAGAATTATTATTTAGATGTGAATAAAATAGATGAGGAAAGAAATCAAATGTTTTTATTTCTTTATAAGAATCTGTATAAATATGATCAATTGGTTTAAATAAATCACGATATTTAGGTGTGGGAAAAGTATTAATAATTATATCTATTAATTTACTACATACTGCTTTTTTAACTACATATGAAAATGTACATCTACACCAATCACCTTCTTTTTTAGGATTATAATTATTTCGATAATATATATTTGGATCACTTGTAGGTTTATACATTTCAAGACTATTATTATTAAATGTATAATCAGATGCAAATCTACCACCTAAATATAATAATTCAACATCAAGTTTATTTAAATCTATTTTCTTAAATTTATTATAATTTTCTTCAAAATTCTTAGAAAATATAATATCTTCTTCAAAAATACCAATATAATCATTTTCATCATAATTTGTATTATTTCTTATTTTATCTAATATTAATAAATGTGACATCATACATCCAAATATTCCTTTAGGTACAATTAATTTAATTTCCTTTAATTTTTTTATTAATTTATGATCTTCAATATTAAATCTTATAAATTCATTTAAATATTTAGATCCATCAAATGCACTAAATCTTTCAATTGGTTCTTTTGAAAATGATGTTTTATTTATTTTTAAATTAAATTCATCCCATCTATCAGTTCTTCTATCTAAATTTATGATATAATTATTTTTAATTACAGTAGGAGTATAACTAATATTACCAGTAAATAAATTAATTATTTTTTGATAAAATAATTTATATTTATAACAAATAATAATTATTAAAATAATAAATAATATAGTATTTATTATTATTTTACGATTCATTAATTTTAAAATATATTTTAATTTTAAAATGTGTTTATTTAGTAAATTAATATAATTTATTAAATAATAATGGAAAATAATATAAATAAAAAAGATAATACAAAGAATATGGATAATAAACCAAAATTTGATCATATTTCAAATCGTATTGATTTTATTCATAATTTATTAAAGGATAAAAAATTAGATCCATTAATAGACATAAAATTTTCTTTACCTGACATAAAAGGTGGTTCTGAAAATTCAAAAAAAGAACAACATACGAAAGATATGAGAGAATTACTTCATAAAAAAGCATTTGATTTTAATCAAATTATAAATGAAATTGGTGGTAAATTACAATATGTTAAAAGTGGTACTACTGGACATACATTTAAAGGTATATCGTATAGTGATACTGAAAAAACAATAAATTATGGTGTAAAAATAGTAGCATATTCAAAAAAAGATTCATATGGTGATGTAAATTATTCTACTAGACCTGAAAATGCTGAATTATTAATGTTAAAATTACTAAGTGAATTTGTACTAACAGGACAAACACCGCATATTGTATTACCAATTGGTAGTTTTAATACAAATATATCACCATTTGTAAAATTAGCACTGACATTTAAGGGATCAAAAAAATTTGATCAGTTTTTAGAAAAATATGAAAAAAAAGAATATTATGATGAAGTTAGTGTATTAATTTCTGAATGGGCAAATGGTGGTGATTTATTAGATTATATTAGAGAAAATTATAAAACGATGAAAGTAAAAGAGTGGAGAGTAATATTTTTTCAGATATTAAGTGTATTAGCTGTAATACAAAAAAAATATCCAGCATTTAGGCATAATGATTTAAAACCAAATAATATATTAGTACAAGTAAGTGAAATAAATAATAAAACTTTAAAATTTAGATATGTTATTAATGGTAATGAATATTATGTACCAAATATAGGTGTTCAAATTAAATTATGGGATTTTGATTTTGCATGTATTCCAGGAATTATTGAAAATTCTAAAGTAGATGCAGAATGGACAAATAAAATAAATATTAAAGCAGAGCAAAATAAATATTATGATGTTCATTATTTTTTTAATACTTTTACTAGAAAAGGATTTTTTAATGAATTTTGGACATTACCCGAAATACCGACTGAAGTACAAGAATTTGTAAGACGTGTTGTACCACTAAAATATTCTGAAGGAAAATTAGTATCAGAACGTGGTAGAATATTACATAATAAAGAATATGTTACTGCTGATATATTATTAGAAAATGATCCATTTTTTGAAAAGATGCGCCCTAAAAAAGAGTAAAAAAAATATATATTAATATTATAATGAAATATATCATAATATTAATAATTATAGTTATTTTATTTTTTGTAATAACACAAGAAAATTTTGATGTATCTGCTAATTTAAATTTATTAACAAATTCAGAAATAAGATTTAATAATCCTTTAAGAATGCCTATTTCACCAGATCCAGTTGAAGATAATGAAACACCAAACTTAGTTTTATTTGAAAAAAAAATTAATTTACCTATATTACAAAAATTAAAAGCGATAAATAATATTCTAGAAAGAATTAAAGACATATCAATTACAGAAGCTAGTTCTAAAAAACTAGATGTTCTTACATTTAATCCTGCATTATTACCAGTAAAAGAATTTACACCTGATGAAAATAAATTATCTATGATTAATTCTATTTTAGTTGATTTATTAAAATTTTATTCAGGTAGTCAGTATATATTAAATATAATAAATACTGATAATGAATATGGTGCAGAAACAGATGATCAATATAAAATAAAATATTTCTTGTATGGTGAAATAGATAATATAGACATGAGAATAATTGTAGAATTATTAATAATAAAATCTAGTACATCCCAAACTGACTTAAATATCGTATTTACTGAATTACGTATTGATAATCCAAATATATATATTACTCCAAATAATAATTTAGATAAGTATGAATCAATTAATGATTATAATAAATCTCTAAAATAAATTAAAATATATATTTTAAATATATGAAAGATTCAGTATATAATGCACTTATATTTTATTTAATTATAGTAGTTGGATTAATATTTATTAAACATCCATTCTTTTTTAATAATGGTTATGATTTAAAAGTAAATAAAACATTAATTTTACCTAATTTTGTTATATTTGTTATAGTATTAGCCTTTTCTAGTTTGTATGTAGGCCGTAAATATAGTTAAAGTATAAAACAATCTCAAATAATTTTTATTAACATTTAATAAAAATTGAAATTTTAATTAATTGAAACATATGTATAGAAAAAGTAATATAATCTACACATTAAAATGACTGAAGCAACTAAGATGTCTTTTCCTGATATTATTGTTCAAAATTTGTATTCCAAATATCTTCCTACTGATGAAAATGGCAAGCAAACGGGGGCCTGGTTTAAGGATTATCTATCTGCACATGAAAATACTACTCTAAGTATGGGCCTTGAATACAGCATTAAGGTAATGGCCCTTAAGGACGTTAAAGACAATGATGAAAAGATGGAGAATATTGGAAAAGTGTCAAACAAGTTAATTAATTATTTTCCCGAGATTATTGAGAAACTGAAGACTAATTTGCCATCTATGCTGGAGGAACTAAATTGGGAACTAGTAGACGATCCGTATCCTGCATTTTGGAATCCGCGTCAAATCTCTGGCAATACACTTGATGGAAAACCTATTTACGGTGTGCCTGCTTGTATGATCTGTATTAATATTAAGCAAATTGACGGGCGAGTTGGAGTGAGCAAGAGTGTGGCAACTGCTGAGCCACCTAAGGCTGTTCTACGCCCAGTTCTTGGCGGTGGTGGTGGCGGTGGCGGTGGTGGCGGTGGCAAGCCTCTGCTAAAAACCAGCTACCAAACCGCACTTACTAGCACATCTGCACCTCCGAAGGAAGTGAAGGGTGTCTTCCAGCAGCAGGGTGGCATGCCGCAGGGTGTCTTCCAGCAGCAGGGTGGCATGCCGCAGGGTGTCTTCCAGCAGCAGGGTGGCATTCCGCAGGGTGTCTTCCTGCAAGGTGGCATGCCGCAGCAGGGTGTCTACCAGCAGG